GGCCTTGGCCTCGTCTTCACGATCAGCGTCCTTATCAACGTCCCACTTCTGGGCAGCTAGCGACTTAGCAATCTCTGCCCAGGTTTTGGTATTAATTGGACTTGGCGTAATTGCGATGTTAGTAAGCCAGCACTTGGAGATGCGATTGCCGTCGCGCTTTATGACTTTTCCCTCGATGGAAAAACCCATCTTACGATTAGCATTGGACGCCGTCAGGGAGTTCATATGCTCCCAGATCTCGTCAGCGGCTTTCTTGTCCTTGTAGACAATGCCCTTAACCCAGAGACCGTCCTTGGTCAGCTTGCACTCAGTTGGCTCTCCAACCTTATTAGCGGTACCAGGCTTATGATCGTCATTGAAGTATCCGTGTTTCACGAAATACGAGAAATCAATGCCCTGTTGATCGACGATCTCTCCCTGGATATCCAGGGAGCCTGTGCTGGCCACGCCGCAAATAAGACGCTTGCCTTGGTCTTTACCTGCAGCTTCACTTTTGATGATTTGTGCAGGAACGAAAAAGTTAAAGGTCTCTTCCGTAGCTTTAGGGTGGTCTGTCATTAAGTAATCCACAAACGGAAATAGGGACGCAGGTTTCCCCGCAGCCCCTATTTGAGCATCATTCAGTTTGTGAAGATTACTCTACCGTATTGGTATCACTCGTGACAAGTATTATTTTCGAACTTGATACTTACCATGTACATAAAGTGGTGGGTTCTTCTGAACCATCGCCTTACAAAGCTCGTCGTCAATGCGTAGCGGAACCTCTACCTCAGAGTCACAAGACTTACATACCGCAAAGGCACGTCCAGACTTGAAGACTAGTAGCTTTCCCCTTACTTTTACGGACTGATCTGAGGTTTTGAGGATATGATCTCCACAACTTGGGCATGTCAAAGTAGGGATCACAGGCTCTCCAAACCGTCTGCATCATCTGGTGAGTGGAGAGACTTAACTAGGTCTTGTTCGGTGCTCACATCGATCTCCAAAATATTCTTTGCCACAGTGAACAATAGTTCAGGAGATTGACCTTTTAAGAGGCTAACTTCGGAAAAGTCTCTGCCAAGAGAGTTCAGAACCACGGAGACATGCTGACGGTTTAGAAACTTGACGTGTGTTGGAGTAATGGCTGCGTACAGCGTTTCTCCCGTATTACCCTCGAAAGGGACAACCGAGCCTGGTGACGGGAACTTGCTCTTTACCAGCGGGTACGCCTCCTCATCGAAAGAGGGGATCGTGCTCACTGTGCTCTTGACCATGGAAGGTCCCATAAACTCAGCCAAGCCTTCTGTAGTCGAAGCAGCATAGGACTTTCTAAACACGTCCCAGGCGACTGGGAGTCCAGTCTTATTGTCATACAGTACACGTTGGGCAGGAACAGCGGTATAGGCCTGTCCATCAATGTTGAATGACTTCCCGGTCTTCTTAGCTTCTTCGTCTCTTGCACTGACTTTTAGAAGATTCTTGGCTCCTGAATGAGGCTTTCCGTTTTCTAGGTCACCTTCTTCAGGAGCAGTGATCTTGGCAGCTTTCCAGAACTTGAGATTGGTGGGGTTTCTTAGTTCACCATCCGGATCTCCGTTGGGGTCAATCACAGCCCAATGTTCTGGAGCGAGATGGAACAGCGGATTCCCGTAGCCAAGTAGGAAGTGGAGATTTCCTTCTACAGTTCCAAGCTGATGCTGCACTGGCTCACCCTCGTGAGAAGGGTGGCTACAAGTGAACGTATCTTTTGACGAATCATCGTTCATGCGCCTGTAGTCTCCGTATCTGCACCTGGTTCTGGGGCTACCTCTTCTTTAGGCTCTGGTTGAGGCTTCTCATCATCGGACTCGGGGTCCTTAGCCTCGGCGTCCTCAGTAGGCTCTTCTGACGCGGCGATCTGCTCGTCGATGATTTCTTGCTGTTCAGGGGTGAGCTGATGCATGGGCTCATTATGGAGCCATACACTGAACTCTTTCTCGTCCCCTGTAAGGTCCTTGAGATCAGATCTCAATACGACCACACCAAAGTTATCCTGGTTAGCAATAGAGATAGCTTTGGACATCTGAGAATCGTAGTTCTCCTTCAGTACTCCTCTAAGCTTGTGGTCGATGTAGCCTTCGACAGATTCATCCGAACCCATGAGCTGGCGTACCTGGTCCACGCAGCCAAGGT